CTATTCCGTGTCATCCAAGCGAGTTACTGCATACACCCGGAGCCCTTCCAGCTTGTCAATGACAGCGCTGTAAGCTGCTTCGGTTGCAAGGTGCGCGATTCGTTCCAGCTTGTCACTTGCTTTCGATGCGGAGATGCTTTCGTCAGCGGCTGCGCCTTTCATGGCCTCCACCACTTCGAGCAAATCTTCAACACATACCGCGTTCATGGCTTACTTCCCCTGTGCCTTCAGCTTGTCGTAGGTCTGGTCTGCCTGAAGGGCTGCGGGGGTGAAGCTGTTGTTCTTCCACCACGCGACCAGCGCGGCAACGGTGGTGATGCCAGCGGTGACCAGCTGCTCCACGGTCTGGCTCTCGATGGGCAGCACGGGCTTGCCCAGTGCAGACAGCACCTGATTGGTCAGTGCCAGCAGCAGGCAGGCGGTGCGGGCAATGGTGCCTGCGGAGATGGTGGGTGCGTTGTAGGTGTGCGCGTTCATAGTCAGGTCCTTTCTCCCGGCAGCGCCGGGCTTGCATTTAATCGCGGATGGGCAGCGCCTTGGCCCGGTTATAAAGCTCGGTGCCGGTGCCATTGCCGCCCAGCGCGTGGTAACTTTGGTATAAGTATTCGAGGTTCTTCAGGCCGCTGGCATCGATCCAGCCCTGCTGGATGTAGTAGGTGCACGCCTGATACAGCCGGTCATGCATGATGGCCAGCAGGCCGTCCTTGATGGTCTTGTACTCGGTTACTTTCTTTACGAGGTAGCCCCAGCCAAGACCCAGCAGCCAGATGGCTCCCTCCATCCAGTGCGCGGAGATGTACGAGAAAATCTGCTGCATTGGTATCAATCCTCCGAATCTTCAATGTTATCTTCCCACGCCTGCTGGATACGCTGGCCGTTGGCACAGACCACATCCATGGTAGCGTCGGCCTGAATGTTCGTTGCGATCAGCGCCTTGTCCATCGTGTCCATACCGAAATAGCCGGTGAACACTTCACCCGTGGGCAAAGGCGCAGCTACTGCAACTTTGCTGATTTTGTGCTCTTCCAGTGTAGCTAATACCTCGGAGAGCCACGATGCATAGGGAGCATCAGAAATCAAACAGCTCGCCATCGGTTACACCTCCATCACCGGGATGCCGTAGTCCTCGGCGCACTGGTGCTCAATGCGGCAGCCACGTGCGTTCTGCCAGCCCGGGGCAAAGACTGCCACATCGGCCTTTGCAAGGAACTCGATGCTCCGGGCCAGATAGTCCAGCGGCTTTGCTGCCGGGCCGAAATCATCAAAGAAGGTTTCCAGCGGAGCCACATCTTCACCCAACAGGGCCTTTGCCTTGCTGATCGCGGCGGTGCGTTCCTGAAGTACCTGTTCATCGGACAAGCCACCCATGGGCTGGCTGATAAAAATAGTCTTGCTCATGTTATTCACCTCACAGTGTCCACCGGCTTTTGTTCGGGCGGGTGTCTACATGCACCCAGCCCTTGGCTCGGCCTGCCTTGACCGGGTAGCGGCCCACGCCGCCCCAGCCGGGCATCAGGCTTTCGGCGTAGGCAGCCACAGCCAGCGGGTCGGTATCCTGCACCTGAATGTCTGCGGCGCGGCCCAGCAGGTGCTGGCTGGATTTAGAGCCGCCCACCCTCGTGTTGTGGCTGGCGGTGCGGTAGCCGCTGGTGATGATCACGGGCTTGCCGAAGTGCTCCCGGAGGCACTGCAGCAGCACCACAAGGCCCTCGTCAATGAGGATGGTGTCGGTGCCGTCGCGGCAGCGGAACTCCCGCACACGGAATGCGGGGGAGAGCTGCTTTGCACCGTCCGTTTTCAGGCTGTACTGCTTGATCGCCATATGTATCACGTCCTTTCACGGGGTCAGGCCCCGATTTTCACGTTCTCTTCCAGCTACTGATCTGCCTTGCCCTCAGCGTCCTTACTGCGTGATTTCCTCAAAGCCGCTCTTGATGAGAATTGCCTTGACCTTCTCCTTCAGCAGGCGGGGGCAGCGCTCATACAGAGCCTTTGCCTCCTCCATAGTCTCAGCAGACATGATTTCCTGTGCCCACAACATCGCCATCATACGTACCAACCTTTCTAATGTTTGTGTGATTTTATGCATAAACAATCTCGCTCATTTCAAGCAAGCATTGCTTGAACATCTCGTTTTCTTTTTGCAGTGCCGCCACCGTGTCCGGCAGCTTCTCCCGGGCTTCGGCCTTTTTGCGCGCTTCTTCCTGCGCGGCCAGCTCTTCGGCGGTGTAGCGGATGTACCTCTGGATGGGCAGCTGCTCGGTCCACGCGGGTCTTGCCGGTACGCCCGGCACATCAATGACCTTCCGCACATCCCTGCCGCCGCCGGGATACTCCGTTACGGTCTCGTAGTGGCTCACTTCCTCTACACCTTTCACAGCGGGGTGCTCCACTGGTTCGGTGTCGTCCATCAGATACCCAAGCGTCAGGTCAGGGCTTTCCACGACCGCGCCGTTCTCGTCAATGATCTTCATTGTGTCACCTCCATGGGGGTCACATATTTGCCGATTCGCGAGTAAGATACTTTTCCGTCAGGACTTTCAGCCGACAGCATCCACTGTCCGCCGGTCTTGCCGGAGTCACTGCGGTTTACTTTTACGCATCCATTTTCGTCCAGCTGCATCGGGGGCACAAAGCTACCGTCGCTGCGCCGCAGGTGGAGTCTGATTTTGCAGGTTTTCCACTCTTCCGGGATGGCAAAGTGCAGACTGGTCGGGTGACCCTCACTGCCAAACTGCAATGTTGCCACAGTGTCAAATGTCACAGGGATCATCGCTCAAAACCTCCTTTCTCAGGCCACGCGCCGCCAGATGTGCACATAGTAGGCGGCAGGCTGCACGGTGGCGCTGCGGCCGTAGATGGCATTAGACTTGGACGCATCCAGACTGAACTTATATACATCAGAAAAGTTATTGTATTCGCCCGTAGTTGCGATCTCGCTGCCGGCAGTGAATGCGCCGGATACCTTATGTTCACCCTTTTTTACATCCGCGACAAAAGAGCCTGTGATGTTCGGCAGTCCGGCCTCCACGGTGGTGCCCGCTGCGTGGCCGCTGCCAGCACCCATCAGTACCCGGTTCTGCGCAATCTCCTGCCATGTACCGCCGAACAGTGCGGCAGGGCTTGTACGTGCGGTGCTCTGGTAGATGCTGCCCACGGGAAAAGGATCCACGCTTTTCAAGCTTTTCAACAGCGCATCCACCTCGGCACGGGTATAAAAGCTGCCACCCCTCATGGATTCGATCACGGCCTTCCACTGCTGCACCAGCGTGCCGGTGGGGATGCCATGCACACCATCCCGCATCACGCCGCAGACGGTCTCATCTGCGCGCGTGTCGTAGATGTCGGCGGCGGTAACGGCGGTGGAGCCTGCAGGGCGCTTGATCTCGGCAAGGCAGAGGTCGTAGATCAGCTCGGTGCGGGTGATGGCCGGGGCAGCAGGCCCGGCAGAATTCGGGACACCTTCCAGCACCTGCAGGCTGGTCTTTTTGGCGGCGGCATCGTAGCGCAGCACGATGCGGTCAATGCGGCTGCGTACAGGGTCCGCTTCGGTGAGCACCACGGTGGTGGGCTGCTCCATGATGATGCTGCGGCCCTTGAACCGTGCCGGGCGCACCCATGCCTGACCGGCGCTCACCTGTACGCTCAGGCCGCCCTGTGCCGTGACGGCAAAATCCTCCTCGGCGCTGTATACGCCGCTCAGGCGGGTGGCGAGGTAACCCGAAGCGTCGTCGGCATCGTAGGTGATGCCGTTTTCGGGGTAAGTAATGATATCAGCCATAAAGTCCTCCTTTCAGGTCTTGTGCCATGTGGGTGTGCCCAGCCGGATGGTGCGGGTTGTGCCGCTGTCCTCGCTCTGGGTGATGATGTCGGCTACCCGCACCATGGCAGTGTAGCCCAGCTGGGGCAGGCTGGCGCTCAACACGTCGCCCACCTGCAGGGTGTCGTCGTCCACGTCAAACTCGATGGACCCGGTGCGCAGCTGGGCCAGCAGCTTTTCGCCGCCCCGGTCAGCCAGCTTTGCCAGATAGCTCTGGCTGGTGCTGGTCTCGCCGTCCTCCGGCTGCACGTCACGGGCATCGACGTACATTTCCCGCCGGTCGGAGCCGGTAGCGTTCACATCGCCCACCCAGACGGTGGCGCGCTCGTCACCTTCGCCAGCGCCCTGCACAAGGGCGATGTTGGCGTAGTCGGTGTCGGCAAAGCTCCACCCGGCATTCAGCAGGTTGCCCCACCGGGGGCTGTAGCGGCGGTTTGGGTCGAAGGTAGGCCGGAAGCACTCGAAGAGCAGCTTTTTCTTACTGCCCTTGCCGTCCAGCACGATGCGGAACCCCAGATCACAGGCCTGCCCGATGGTCTTGCAGTAGTCGAACACCGTACCGCCGGAGGTCTGCTTTTCAAAGGTGGTGTCAAAGCCGTACTCGGTGCCCAGCGCAAGGCGGGGCCATGGCTTTGCGGCGCTCACAAGACTGCGCATGGCGGCTTCGGCGTTCTGGTTCTTGATGCTCACCGCAGACACCCGCTTGGTCAGCAGCCATGTTGCCGGGTAGCCGCTCACGACCAAATTCGAGTCCTCGTTCTGGTTGGCGCGGGAGCAGATGCGCATGGGGATGCGCGGACTTTCGTCGCTGCGCACCAGCCAGCGACCCTCCTGCAAAAGCTGCAGGTTCTCGGTGGTGGGGCGCACCTCAAGGGTAAAACTGCCCTCGGAGTAGTAGGGGCTGTCCCAGTAAAAAGACACCCACACATCTACCCAGCCCACGCGGGCAAGGGTGTCTGCGTCCAAAACGTCTATTCTCATAGCGGTTCGGGCAGGATGCCCGCCTCCATCGGGTAAAAGCTCACGGATGCCTGCAGGTAGCCGGAGCCGTTCTCGGCCTGCATACTCAGCATGTTATCGCCGGGCTGCAGCTCGGTGAGGGTGCTGTCCTCGTCCAGCTTTGCAAAGATGTTCTCGGTCACGCCTGCCCGGGTCAGGGTGCAGGCCAGCCGGTAGGATGTGCTGCGGTAGATTTCCAGCGT